GGTGGATTTATAGCATCTGGTACTTCTACAAAATCTGTTACTTTTACAAATAGTTTTTTCACAGGTCAATCTGGTACTAGCATTGCAGCAAATTCAGTTTTGCCATCAATTGGTATAACAATAGAAAATGCACAGGTGGGTGACTTTTTTGCATTGTCAAATATTAGTTCAACTGGATTTGATATTGATGTCAAAGACTCAAGTGGTAATAATGCAAATAGAAATTTTAAATATGCTGCAACAGGATTTGGGCGTGGTAGTTAATTTTAAAGTAGGATATACTTAGATAAAAAATTAGGTTAGACAATGGCTCAACACGATTACGTTATAGATAACTCCACTGGGGCAAACGTGAGAGCGGACATAAATAATGCATTGTTGGCAATATCTTCAAATAATTCTGGATCATCTGCACCATCTACAAACTACGCAAGTCAATTTTTTGCTAATACTTCCACAAGTATTATGCAGCTAAGAAATACGTCAAATAACGCTCATGTAAATGTATTTACGCTTGCTGGTGGGCCAGCCTTTGCTGCTGGTGGTACAATAGAAAGTTTAAATATTGGTAAAGGTACAAACTCTGTTGCTGGTAACACTGTTCTTGGAGAAAATGCTTTAGATGCTGCTGTAACTGGTGCAAATAATACTGCTGTTGGTTTTGAATCTTTAAGTGCAAATACAAGTGGTGCCGATAACACTGCTGTTGGAAGATTTGCATTAAACGTAAATACAACTGGTAGTGACAACACTGCTGTAGGTAAAAACGCATTAGACTCTAATACTACAGCAAGCAGTAATACTGCAATTGGAAATAGTGCCTTAGCAGCAAACACAACTGGATCATCAAACTTAGCCGTAGGAGGTAATGCTTTAGATGCTAATACAACAGGCAACCAAAACACTGCATTGGGAGCATTTGCTTTAACAAACTCTACGACAGCAAGTAATAATACAGCAGTTGGATGTAATGCTCTTGAAGAAACTACTACAGGTACACAGAATACTGCTGTAGGAAGAGATGCTCTTGAAGCTAACACCACAGCAGATAACAACACAGCAGTTGGTTTCCAAGCATTAACTGAAAATACAACTGGTGAATTTAATACAGCCGTTGGTTCTGCCTCTCTAGATGCTAACACTACTGGCGGAAGCAATACTGGTGTTGGTTATGGAGCTTTATCTGCTAACACAACGGCATCTAACAACACTGCTGTAGGTAGAAGTGCATTAGTAGCAAACACAACTGGAACTAATAATACAGCCGTTGGTAGATTAGCATTAGATTCTAATACAACTGCATCTAACAACACTGCCATAGGAGCTTTATCTTTAGATGTCAATACTACTGGAGAAAGTAATGTAGCTGTTGGAACAAGTGCTTTAAGACAAAACACAACCGCAGATAACAATACCGCTGTGGGTTTTTCTGCATTAACAGCAAACACAACTGGAGCAAGTAACGTAGCAGTGGGATCTTTTGCTTTAGATGCTAATACCACAGGAGATTCTAATATTGCTATAGGACAAGCAACTTTAACAGTTGCCACAACAGCAAGTAACAATACTGGAGTAGGTCACGCAGCTTTACATTTAAATACCTCAGCTCAAAGTGGTACTGCCGTAGGTTCGTTTGCTTTAAACGCAAACACAACAGGAGGTGAAAACACATCAGTTGGAAGTGAATCATTAGAAGCAAACACAACTGGTGCACAAAATTGTGCTTTTGGATTTAGAGCTTTAGAAGATAACACTACAGCAGACCATAATACAGCTATTGGTCACGAAACATTAAAAGAAAACACAACTGGATATGCAAATGTTGCTGTAGGTGCTGATGCTCTTGATGCAAACACAACGTCTGGAGAAAATGTTGCAGTTGGTTTTAATTGTTTATCAGATATGACAACTGGTGGAGCTGGTACTTGTGTAGGAAGAAGTGCTGGTGCAAATATTACTACAGCTGGGTTTGCAACTGCTATAGGGCATAATGCTCTATTTACTGCAACTACTGGTGATAATAATACGGCTGTGGGTCGTAATGCTGGTTTTGATGTAACAACTGGATCTAATAATTTACTTTTGGGTAATGGTGCTGGAAGATCATCTTCACCCTCACACGTTGTTACTAGCAGTAATAATGTTGTCTTAGGTAATAATAATATTACTAATGCTTTCATAAAAGTTGCCTTTACTACTGGATCAGACCAAAGAGATAAAACAGACATACAAGATATTACAATTGGATTAGATCTTGTTAATCAATTAAAACCAAAATCATTCTGGTTTAGAAAAGATCGTGATTCAGATGTAAAACATGGTGATAAAAAATACGGATTCTTAGCACAAGACATTCTTGCTTTAGAAGGTTCAGATCCAGTAATTATTAATAATCAAGACGAGGACTCTTTAAAATATCGAGAATCTCATTTAATACCAATACTTGTAAATGCTATTAAAGAGTTATCCGTAAAAGTCACAGCCCTCGAAGCAGGGTAAACTAAAAGTAATGTAATTTTAATTATGGAAGAATTAACTACTGACGAAATCGCCAAGATTTTTTCTGCCGCTGGTGACAGCGTTACTGTGATAGGCACAGCTCAAGAATCAGACCAAACAGATGCAGAATATAAAGATCGCATAAAACGTAATGTAGAGCATCTTGAAATTATTAAAGCTTATACAAAAACTGATGGCACAACGTCTATCTGGACATCGGAAGATTTTACAGCCATTGATGCTGCTATTGTTGCTGGTAAAAAACTTTACTAAATTATGAATTTACAAGAAAGACTACAACAACTTGCTCAACAAAGAGAGCAATTATGGATTGCATTGCATGAAACTAACGGAGCGATGAAGATTTTGGAACAGCAGATCCTTGAGACTCAAGCTGCACCCGAATCAACCCAGCCATTAGATAAAGAGGCATTAGACCAAGAACTAAAAACAAAGTCATTAAAGTCAAAGGCATAGCCAAAACTTTTAAAATTTCTCTTAGCATTATGTTTCAAAAAATTTGTCAGATAGCCTCATTGTTGTCGCTTTTTCTTACCTTGTCAATGTTGGGCGGCTCATACTACGCTTACAGATTTGTTACCTCTGAACAATTCAAGGCAAGAGTTATGAATGAGGTTTTGGATAATGTGCAAGCACTTATGCCAGATATTTTAGATAATGCATTACCTGATGTAACAGGCCCAACAATACCAAAATTTGAAAAGCCTAATATTTGATGATTTTTGGATTTTTCAAAAAACTTATAAAATATTATATTGATAAGCTTGTGTCTTGGTTAAGAGTAAAAAAATTACAATTTGAGCTTGATAGTGAAATAAAAAAATATCATGAGGAATTAGATAAAAAACAAAAAAAACCTCAAATAAAAAAAATTGGTAAGTTTGGTGAGGATGGCTGGTCTATCTCTATTGGAGATGTAAAAGATGGAAATTCAAAAGATTGATATTCCACAAATTAAAATATGGGAATTACAAAGACCAACACTTGATATTATTTATAAACCTGTAGTTGATGTACCAGCTTGTGTTGATGCTCATAGAAATAATTTACCAAGTCTTATTGGAAAAGATGAAAAAGGTACATATCAAGCCTGTGGGACGTTTGATATACCAAGTTTTGAACCTTTGGAATATAATCCTAATAATTTTATTTATACAGCCCCTACAAGTCCACAGAGTCAACAACCAGAAGAGATAATACCAGAACAACCAGAAATTCCACAAACAAAAAAAGAAAAAATAAAATTTGAACCCTGTCCACCAGAAAAACCACAATTTATGAAAGGTGATTACAGAAATGACAAAAGGATTCAAAGGTTTGACTTTTACGAAAGAATAGAGATAAATGGAGTTTTTGAGTGTGTCGAAAATTGGGAAGAAGTGCAATTTAGAGAAAGTTTTATTGGAACACCTCAAGCACTCATTTCTACTGCTGTTATCGGTGTGGTTGCTGGTAGCTCTGCGCTTTTGGCACCTATAATAAAAAAAGTAATTTCTGAAATATTTAAAAAAATCAAGAAAAAAATTACAAAAGAAAAAAGAGATAATGTAAAATAAAAAAACCCTATTCGATCAGGCAATGGATAGGGCGTCTAGGTAGGTAAGTGCTAACCGAGCTTGCCTACTGCCTTAATTTATGTGTATGCGGCAATACTTGACCTTTTTTTGGACTAACAATTACATCTTCACATAATTTGTGGTAAATACTTGATTTTGCATACTCAATTCCAGCAAGTTTTAATTCTCCACAATTTTTAAGCCTAGCTAGTTCATAATTTAATCTTTCTTTAGATAGTATTTGTTGTTGTATTTTTTCTTGAGTTGTAGCACTTTTTAAGCAAGCATTTTGAAATCTTTTATCTAAAGGAATATTAAATGTTAAAGCTACACCAACATTTAAACCTAAAGAATCTTTATTTCCACTGTAATTTTCTTGATAAAAAAGAATTTCACCAGCATTTGTAAGATTGCCATCATCATCAACTGCTGGGTTATAGTATGGTGTTTCATATGTGTAATCCATAGGGCGTTTTATATTTAAATTCGAATAGGCAAACGGGCTTATTGACATTTGAGGGCCAGAACAAACTATCCCATTTCCATAACTATTTTCTACCATCGGGCCACCCAAAACTTGTGTTGCAAAATTTGAAACTGACCCACTAGCTGAGGCTTGTGGAGCCGCAGTATTTGAGGTATTAGCAAATACTGGACTCCCAAACAATAGTCCTATTACTGCGAGAATATTGTAGTTGTATCGGTTACGCTTTCTGATTGTATGGTTCTTGTTATGTCTGTTATGGATTGAACGCCACTGGGTTTGTATGTTTCTACAAATTGAAAAGCACCTTGATTTGTTAATGTCCAATTTGGTTTCTGGTTTAAATCTAAATCTGTCCAAGTATAAGTCGTTCCATTTAGGTTTTGATTACTGGTAGTAACAGGAGGTGTGATTGAAGTTCCATCCATTTGGATTCCAGAACCTGAAACACTATATTGAAATCCACCATACTCTGTTGTTCGTATAGTCTCTGTAATATTAGTTCGTGTCTCTGTTCGACTTGTGGAACTGCCCTGAGTGAAGTTAGGAACCACAGGGACAGCATAGATAGGGCTAGATATAAGAAAAACAAACGGAAGTGTCCTCCACATTAATCAATTTTTAAATCAGTAACAAATTGACCTGTTAATACTATTCCTGTTCCTGTTCCACCTGTAAGTGACATTGTATGATGATCTAAACTGACGCTGGCAGTACCTACGGAGCCACTTGCAGTTGATGTTAGATCACTGAAGTTTTGAACAGTACCCAGTGATGTTATTGCAGCTGATGGTGTAGCATCGCCTTCCAAATAGGCTTGAGAAAAACTAAACGTTTCACCAGCAACAGTTTGTGAGGCAGTTGGCATAGTTACCGCTGGAACCCCAGAAGAAACAGTGCCGAAGCCACCCACAGTTGCATTACTATTAGAGTCAACAGTAGAAATATTTGTGCCGCTTATGCTGTAACTAGATCCCAGTTTATCGGCTGAAGTTGCTGCCGATAAGGATTCCAGTTTGACGCTTGATGTAATTGAACTCTGAATATCACAATACGCAGCAGATGGAATACAGAGTGCAGCCAGTAGTAAAAGCTTTTTCATTTGATACCTACTTTCGAGTTTTTGTTGTCTACTATATTAACTTTACCCTGTAACTTTTTTTTGTCATTATTCTTACTTTTGAGGTCAATCCCAAATTGCGTAAGGACGCCCGAAAGTAAGCCGGCGGCAAAGGTCGTGTCAATTTGCCTTACTGGATTTGGGTTATAGTACGACCAAGAAATAACAGCCAAAGACCAACCCAGAACGACAAGCTGAACAAAAGTTGCAACAATATTCGGCCTTTGTTTTTCTTCTTCTAATTCTTCCATAAAAAGACCTTTTTGCTAAAACTAGCAAATTTGTCTAGAGTTGAAAAGAATATATTAAAAAAATGATTCGATTTATCAAGCCAATACTGAAGTTCTTCGTCAAATCTAACGCGGTAAAATCTCTTGTCGTTGGATTGCTTGAGGACTATGCGGCATCCACGGAAACAGACATTGATAATGAGATTGTCGCATTGGTTAAGGAAAAGTTATGGCCTGTTACATAACTTTAAGATATGTTAAGGATAAGGCATCTGGTGGTCAGTGCCTTCTCTGCAAAAAAATGGGCTAACTAATTCCCCAAAAGTTAGCCTATTTTCAATATAAGGAGGTCAGCTTGC